ACCCTTCGTGGCAGATGCATATGCGGATGTTGATGCAGAGGAAGAGGAATATGGAGATCGCACAGACTATCGATAATGCACTCTATGAGTGGTATTCTGAGAGAGGTAGACCAGTGCCTCAATGGAAAAAAGAAAAACAGCAATGGTGGCGTGAGTATCTAATCAGTTTAGGTTTGGACCCTAACAACCCATAATGTATCGAGAAGAGTATCTCAATATAAAAAACGAAGAGTGTAATAAACTTTGGCACCGATGGTATGCGCTGTTCTTAAAAAAGCATTGGGCGCACAGGATGCAAGAGCAGAATGGTGTAAATGCGCCGATGAATTAGGAGAGATGATATCTTGGGAGGCAAAAAATAATCCTAGATATAAAGGTATAAGGTCTTTTTGGCATGAACCTCCTTCTTCGCCCCCTGAATGATATTAATGACCCTGTTTGGAGTGTGATCTTTTCGATCGTGCTCCTTCTTATTGGAGTTGGATGGGTTGTTAGATATATACTACTAGTTGATACCCGAGAGGCGCAAGAGCATGGGAGCCATGACACCCCCGAGCAGGAAGAGTTGTTACAACTTCCGAGTGACGAAAATAAATAGAGTCGTAGACGGCGATACTATCGATGTCACGATTGATCTCGGTTTTGATTTATATAAAAAAGAGAGAGTTAGAGTTGCTGGCGTGGACACGCCCGAAAAAAGAACAAGAGACAAAGAAGAAAAAGCACTCGGACTTGATGCCACGGCTTGGCTCAAAGAGAAGTTGGACGGTGCCATTGCTGGGGATGACGATCTTGTTATCCGCACTGAGCTTGTTGGTGGTGTCGGCAAGTATGGTAGATTACTCGGTTGGCTCTACATCGGTGACGGGGATAGGTCCCTTAACGAGCAAATGATTGAAGAAGGTTACGCCTGGGCATATGATGGCGGCACCAAGAAGAAAGACTTTGAAGAACTGCGTGAAATCCGTAGACAGCATGGCACTTTAGTATGACCGTAATTTTTGTTTTTGGATTTGCAATCTTACTAACAGTAGGAATGGAAATGACTTGGCCTGTGAGAAATAGAAAATGAGCACTAACGACGTATATCTTGGTAATCCCAATTTAAAGAAAGCAAACGTTGCTACTGAGTTTTCTCCTGAAGAAGTGCAGGAGTATATCAGATGCTCGGAAGATCCTGTATATTTTATTCTAAATTATATCAAGATTGTTTCTCTTGATGAGGGTGTTATTCCTTTCAGGATGTATGACTTTCAGGTTGACATGGTGCAAAAGTTTCATGACAACCGATTCAATATTGCCAAGTTACCTCGCCAGTCTGGTAAGTCTACTATTGTTACCGCATATCTTCTTTGGTATGTGTTATTTAATCAAAATGTCAACGTAGCAATCCTAGCAAACAAAGCAGCGACTGCTCGTGAAATGTTAGGTCGTCTACAACTGTCTTATGAAAACCTCCCCAAGTGGCTCCAGCAAGGAATCCTCCAATGGAATAGAGGATCACTGGAATTGGAGAATGGAAGTAAAATACTGGCTGCATCTACTTCTGCTAGTGCCGTCAGGGGTATGTCTTTTAACGTCATTTTTCTGGACGAATTCGCGTTCGTTCCGAATCATATTGCTGACCAGTTTTTCTCTTCTGTTTATCCTACTGTATCTTCTGGTAAGTCAACCAAAGTAATTATCATCTCAACGCCACACGGGATGAATATGTTTTATAAACTTTGGCATGATGCAGAGCGTGGCGCAAATGAATATATACCAACGGAAGTCCACTGGTCTCAAGTCCCTGGTAGGGATGCTAAGTGGAAAGAGCAGACTATTAAAAACACTTCCGAATCTCAATTCCGAGTTGAGTTTGAATGCGAATTCTTAGGATCCGTCGATACACTTATCAGTCCATCTAAGTTGAGGACAATGGCGTATGGAGATCCTATTGCAGAAAAAAACGGACTTGCAATGTATGAAAAAACGAAAGAGGGAAATCAGTATGTTATCACCGCAGACGTTGCTAGAGGAGTATCAGGAGATTATTCTGCGTTCCTGGTGGTTGATACAACTACAATTCCCTACAGAGTAGTTGCTAGGTATAGAAATAATGAGATAAAACCAATCCTATTTCCTAACGTAATTGTAGATGTTGCCAAGAATTACAACCATGCATTTGTTTTGGTTGAGGTAAATGATGTTGGTGGTCAGGTTGCGGATATCATTCAATATGATCTTGAATATGATAATCTTCTAATGGTTGCGATGCGCGGAAGAGCAGGTCAACAACTTGGTCAAGGTTTCTCTGGTAAGAAAACTCAAATGGGTATCAAGATGTCTTCGGCAGTTAAACAAGTTGGTTGCTCCAATCTCAAAGTTTTGATCGAAGATGATAAACTAAATATTCCAGACTATGATTGTATTGCTGAGTTAACAACCTTCATTCAAAAGGGGCAGACATTCCAAGCGGAAGAAGGTTGCAATGATGACTTAGCAATGTGTATGGTGATTTTTGCATGGATGACCATGCAACCATACTTCAAAGAATTGAATGATAACGATGTAAGAGCAAGAATCTACGCGGACCAAAGAGAAGCAATTGAGCAAGATATGGCACCGTTTGGATTTATGGACGATGGTTTGGGATCTGACTATTACAAAGATGCTGATGGTGATGTTTGGAGCACCGCAGAATACGGAGATAAATCATATATGTGGGAGTACAGGTAAAGTTTAAAAAATATAAATAATCCTAGACAATCGCTGAACTGTTTCTAGGAGTTTAAATATGGCATCCAATCAGCTTTCGCCAGGTGTAGTTATTCAGGAAAGGGACCTGACATCGGTAACTACTCCAGTTGGTTTAAATGTAGGTGTGTTAGCTGCACCTTTTTCAAAAGGTCCCGTTGAGGAAATCGTTGAAATTTCTTCCGAAAGACAACTGACTAGCGTTTTTGGCGAGCCAGATGACTACAACTACGAGTATTGGTTTACTGCATCTCAATTTATCTCCTACGGCGGTATCTTAAAAACAGTTCGTGTCACCAATTCGGCACTTAAAAATGCAGTTACTACTGGCGGTACTGCTGCGCTAATTAAAAATCTCCAAGAATACGAAACCACATACGAAGACAGCAACTCAAACAACTGGAAATTTGCTGCTCGCACCGCAGGTTCTCTGGGTAATTCTGTCGGTATCTTCATGACTGACGCTGGTGCAGATCAAATTGCTGTTGTTTCTGCTCCTTCTTCAGGTAACGAATTTGAATTTGTTGCTGACGAGGCAATCACCTACACTTCGGGCGCTGCTGGTAAAGTATATAAGTATAGCATTACACTAAATCTCACCAGCATTGTTGGTAGCTTCACTCCTGGTGTCTCAACTACTGTTGACATTGGTGGATCTGCTGAGACGGTTACTGTCCTTGCTTGGGATGCTGCTAATAAGAAACTAGAAATCGCCCTTCCTGGTGGCGGTGTTACTGGCATCCTTGCAGATGGTCAGACTATCACTCAGGGAAGCAACACTGCAGACATTGCTGCTTCTGGTATTGAGCGTCGTCTCTATATCGGATTGGATACTGGTAGCATTGCTTTTGCTGCAACAGACACAGTTGATGATACAAACTCAGTTACTGCAACCATCGCATCTGTCCGCACAGAATATAACGAGCGCGAGTATCTCCCTGGTTCTAAGTGGATTAATGTTGCTCCTCGCCCTGGCACTTCTCTTGGTGCAAACAGCGTTGGTGGTGAGAATGATGAGTTACATATTCTCGTAGTTGACGTTGACGGTGGCATTACTGGTACTCCTGGAGCAGTATTAGAAAGATTCATTGGTCTGTCCAAGGCATCTGATGCTAAAACCAGCGTTGGTGAAGTTAACTACTATAAGGAAGTACTCAAGCAAAAATCGGCATACGTTTACTGGGGTTCTCACGAAACTGCAGCATTTGCAGGCACTGCTGGCAATTCGGCTGCTGGTGATTGGGGCGCATCGGCCACGTCAAGGAGATTCAATCTTCTCCGCTCTGCAGATGGCACCACTTCATATCCCGCATCGAATGTTACTTTAGGATCTAAAAATAACGCGACATTCTATTACCGTTTAACTGGTGGTGTAAATTATACCGCTACTGG